AGCCGGGAAACGGCGAATAAATTTCGTTAATATAAAATCCAGCGACACCACGCGATTCCGCTGTAGCAACCCAATGGCCATTTTTTACGTTGCGATTTTTTTGGTGATCGTTCCACGTGCAACCGCAATGCGGGCATCCGTACACGACCGATTCAGGAAGTCCATCACCATATATTTCGTGATTGCGGCCTGGCTCTTCTAACCAGCTAACGTTATCCCAATGCAGCACGTGCTCTTTGCCACACTCGTGACAAGGGACAAAAAATTTTCGCTGATCCGATATTAAATATCCGCCCTCAATCGCGGAAAGCCCTTTGATCGACGGGGTGCCGCCAAATACCAACTTTCGGCGGTGATAGGTTTTCATCCGCTCTTCGAGCAGCTTAATCGAGTCGCCCTGTTGTCCAACATTCTGCGCTGCGTCGTCCGGCTCTTCGACAAACGCACGCGGCGCTGGCGTTGATTTAACGTTGCTCGGACTATTCGAGCCGACCAGTTTTAAAAATCCGCCGGGGAATTTTTTAAACAATGCACGATTGCCGTCCTTACGGCTGGTCGCAACATCCATCTTTTCATTGAGTCGCGGCGTTGCGAGCACCATCGGCGCCAACTTTTCCTGCGCGTATTCTTTTGCCGCATCGGCTTTCGCAAATAAACCGATCACCGGGCTCGGATCGACATCGATAATTCGCCCAATCCAGTTATTAATTACTCCATCGGTCCATGCGATCTGTGCCGACTTCATGCAGACCACTTTGTAAATCTGCGGATCATCCAGCGCATCATGCATGCCGGGTATCCACGGTGTTAAATCGACGTTGTATTTACCGGGCAGTGCTGACGATTCGGCCGCCAAATAGCGGTATTTGCGCGCCCACTCAGTCGTCGATATCTTCGGCGGCGGTGCGAACGTTGCGCGCACTCGCCGAAACATCGCTGCAGTCGTTGCCCTGCAGGTCTCCAGCGAGATGGTTAAGAGCGTCATGGATGTGTTGTTCGATCAGCAGCGCATCAACATCGATGCCATGCAATGCGCGAATTTCTCCAGCTATTTTTTCAGGTAGCGACAACAATTCCTGTCGTGCCGCCGTAACCATTGCCGTTAAGCGCGGTTCGATTTCTTCCATAGGAACGAGCTGCCCGGCTTTCTCAGCTATCTGCAGCTGTTTGAGTTGCGCCGATGCGACCGCGTCGTCGGTACGTGCTTTTGTTAGCGCAGCAAAATTTTCGCCGCCACGGCCGGCAGCTTTGTCGCGCATATCTCGGATATACGCGACGCGAATTTCGTCGAGCGAATTGCGCTGTGACGACAAGCCAAGCCCATTGAGAATCTCACGCACGTTGCGCTCACTCATATCGAGGTGATTAGCAATCTCAGATTGAGTTGGCATTAGCGAAATCGCTCGAAACAACGTTATGTGTTTTTAATATATGGGCAATTTTAGACAGACAACATTTTGACAGCTTTAAATATCAACTACTTACCGGAGCCGGAACCCCCTATAGCCGTCCAAATCTGTCAAAAAACCGCGCGCTGCAAACCCGCAATATTTAAAGCTGCGGGAGGACCCATGAAATTATTTGGCGGCCTGCGATTGCTGCGCTGCAATATCATCTTTGATTCTGCTACCACGACTCGAACCGAATTCAAACTGATGGGCATCACGTAGGCACAAGCCGAAGTAGGATGTGATCGTCGACAGCTGTGCGAGCAACGCGCCGAACACGCCTTCGCTAATCGCTTCAGGATATTTTGCTTTGTAGTAGCCCAGCAAAAGCATACCGCCAAGACCAAACAATAAACCGATAACATCCATCGCTACCATTGCATTGGCGCGGCTATTCGTTACGCCTGCTTGTGCGAGTTGTACGTCACGCTTGCGTGCATCCTGACGATCGGCGAGATATGCCTTATCCAGATCCGCCTCGTTATCCATAACAGCCTGACGAAATTTAAGCGCCAATGCGGGATCTGCTTTCAATGCAGCGACGACATCATCGTCACGTCCAGTTACTTTCTTCGCAATGTCCACGACGGTCGCTGCCGCATCGGCAGCTTTATCGCTACCGGTTAACCATTTGAGAATCTGTGGCGCGAATTGCGCAAGGCCAAATGCAACAGTGATCGGGTCCATTATGGCTCCACCAAAATAATGCCGTCGCCTTCATGCCAGCGACCATCAACGTGCAACCACGTCGGCGTGTGAAGAGGATTCTCGATTGCAGTGATCTGAGGATATCGGTCAGCGTTTTGCGTAATGTGCTGATATAGCTGCTGGATCGAAATTGCTTTAGGCTTCAGGTCGAATGCACGACCGAACTTGTGCTGACTAAATCGCGCACCGGTAACGCTCATCGGCATGCGCACACCAGACTCGAAATATTTACCGCCGATATGCCAATCGTTAATCGTGATCGCACCGACTGCATCACGCAGGCGATCCAAACAGAGGGCCATGCTGCGATCAACGAACTTCAATGCACCTGCGCCGTAAAAATCGATCAGCGGTTTATCGACCAACTCCTCGAGACAAAAATATTTAACGCCGGGAATCGGAATCATATTCAACTGCGCGAAGGAATTTTATTAGCAAGCCAGTATTCCAGCATGCCAATAGCACGCCCGCCCATGTGTCCAGCAATTCCGGAAGCTGCGGCAACCAACACGAAGTCCCAATGAAACGAGTAACACACCAACGCCGTAATCACGCCAGCGAAACCGCTTATCGCCCACTCGCCGATTAACTCGATCAGCGAAAACGTGAGTTTGTGCTTTCTGATTCTGCTGATATAGCTCGCCGTCCCGCCCCAAACTGCCAGCACAAGAAACCAGATATAGCCAAACCCCGGCACCTGAAGTAACAGGTTGATCAGCGTCGACGGTTCGGAGTTCGGCATATGGCCTCGCAAATAAAAAACCCGCCGAAGCGGGTGTGCAATCACAGCAGGAGTATGGCGCCCTCGCACAGATCGCAACCGGGCAAAGGGTCTATCGCGACCTGGCGAGGACATAAAACACGGGCAATAAAAAACCCGGCTTTGTGGGCCGGGTTCTTCGTTATACGCTCAAGGCGCACTGATCTACATCATGCCGGACAAACTACACTCGGCGTCCTGATGATTCAATAGTTTTTTAAAATATTTTTTCCATCGCCGATTGCAGATCGAGATGAATGCGTTGATGTGCTTCATTGAGCAGTTTGTAATATTTTTCCTTACCCATCCGCAAGTGTTTATAGCGCTCCTCAACGTTGCCGGGATGTAAGTAATGCGTTTTTACTAACTGCTTCCACGGATGAAGCATTTTGCAAATAATGCGCTCAATCTCGTACGCATCGTCACCCATATCACAATAGCTGCGCACACGGTCATCAAGCACCGAAACCTGAGCTTGGCGCGGCAATCCGCCAAAAACCTGTTCCGCCCATTCTTTGCACCGGACATCAACATATTCAATCATCAATCACCCTCACTTTTAATTATGTCCACCACGTCCACCACAAAATAACTTGGTGGACGCGCCTAAGCCACGTGGCACTAAGGCGCGTCCATGAGTCCACCATGTCCACCATATATACGCACACACAACAACAACGCTCACACGACATAGAGAAATGAAAATAGCGATTAACGCGTCATGGAATTTTTCTCACGTGCGCGCGAAAAGTGGTGGACATGGTGGACTCATGGACGCGCCTTAGTGCCACTAGGTCCGCGCGCGTCCACCACAATTGCCGCGTCCGGACGCGGCCCTTATTTGTACCAATTTTGAGGCGCTCGATAGCTGCGAGTGCGCGAACCATCTGAATGTTTTGGTCGAAATTGCTCCCAACCCAACCGGGATAAAATCGCCGCAACGCGCTTTTGTTCGGGTGGTTTTATCTGCATGGGCTCCATGCGCAGTGCGCCCATCATGATTTCAGCGATCGTGTGAGCATCGGCGCGCCGCACAGGATCACGCAAATAATCCTCAATAATAGATTCCCACGCATCGGCGTCGTAACGCTTTTCTTGTTCATCAACAAAAATATCGCGCTGATGCTCGCCGGGCCACCATGGCGCGCCCAAGCGGAATTGCTGATACGCCTCGGCCCATAGCTGATCGCGATCGGCGTTTAATTTGTCGAAATCCGCAGCCGTACACATCACCGGCCAGAATCGCCGGTTACCCGTAGGATCTTTCAAATACGCGCCTGTCGGATTGGTGGTGCCGGCGAACACACACTGTCGCACGAAATTCTGCGCGCGCCGGCCATACGACGGCCGATACCGATCCTCACGTGCACCAAGGAATTGTTTAATTCGCGTGGCCTCGGCTTTGTTAAGCGCATCAAGCTCGGCCAACTCATAAATCCACACACCACTCATTTGTTGGTAACCGTCTTTGTCACCGAGCGCGAAGTGCGTATCGCTAAACCACTCACCGCCGAGAATTTTTAGCGCTGTCGATTTTCCCAACCCCTGCAAGCCTTCGAGGATTATCACGTTATCCATCTTCACGGGCGGGATCATCACGCGTGCGATCGCACCGATCATCCAGAACCGACCAGAAAGGCGAATAAACTCCTCCTCGTACTGGCGCGCATGCTCATCATCATCCAACGCCCTCGCGCCGAGGTACGTTGCAAGCCAGCCATCGAGGCGAAATTTACCGTCCCACGTCAGCGAATTTAAATAATCCTTCACCGGATGAAATCGATTGGCACTAGCAACAACCATAACGGCGTCGTCAACATCCGCTGCGCGCGGCGAAATACCGTAACGCTGGCCAAGCCAGATGCGCAGGCG